GTTAGCAACGCGTTAAAAAGTGAAAGATTTTTGATTTGTAAAAATTTTTTATCAGATTACTCAAAGACTATAGAAAATAACAATATTTTAAAAATTTTAAAAATGATACTCGTTGAATATAATAGTAACAGAAATATATTAACCTCTATTTTGGGTTCAGATTTACCTTATTATTTTTTAAATAAAATAGAAGAATCCAATATTATTAATGGTCAACAACAATTGGAACACATGGATCAAGTAGTTAATACGATTAAAAATAAAAATAGAGACGATAAAATAGAAACACTTAAGAAAAATAATATTCAAAAGTGTATCCAATGGTGCGAAAAAAATAAGATACCATATAATAAGTTTGTTGATAAGTTAAATATTTTTTTACCAGTTACTATTTATGATACAGAATGTGAAAACAAAGAGTAAGGCTGAAATATTTAAAAAATTGCAGGTGAATTGTCAACAAAAGCTCCACCAGCTTGCAAGTTTTGCTTGATTGCAACAACCCCTTTTGCTGGTCCAACCGCACACGTTGCTGGGTTGTACAAAGGTGAATGAACACCAAGTCCTCTGAATATAAGAGGTAAGGCTGGAGTGCATTTTTGCACTTTGGATTTATAAATGTATGGGACATTTCCAGGTTTGCCAAAGTTAAGAATAACGTTATTAGAACCCGACCGAGTGTCACCAATTGCAGTGCGGATGGTGGCTACAGTCAATTTTAATGTTCTTGCGCTACTAGAGACTGCACCTTGAACAGCAAATTGTGGATTGCTTGGTTTATATACTGCCAACTTGCATGCATTTGGATTGCTTGGACCAGATAAAGACATGCCAATATAAGGGTTAGTAATAAAGTTTTTGAAGAGATATGCCGCTTGCACTGTATTTCCAGATTTTAAATTAGAAATAAACCAAACAAACTCTTGCAAGGTTGTAATTTTAAGGTTGTAAAAATTTGTGATATCCTCATTGGAAAACATCCCATTATTATTTAAAATTTGAAAAGACATTGCGACTAATTCAACTTGGGAATATGTGCTCAATCCTGTGTTGGGGTAACAATTTCCAACATAAGTATTTAATAAAGTTAAGGGGCTTCCAGGTTTTGCTTCGGCAATCATTTTTGCTGTAATATTAGGATTATTTTTAAGCATTGCTGCATCCGTGAGATAATCATTTTCAGTCTTAAAGTTAAATGCTTTTTGTTCATATGTTTTGCACCGATTTTCTCTGTATTGCTGGAGGGTTGTAAAATAATTTTTCTTTAAATTTGTGCTAGCTGGTCTTACACGTAACAAGGCTTTTCTTTGTTCGTTGCAGCAATTTTGAGGATTTGTGGACACTGGTAATGGATTATTTGTAAGGTAATATTGAGGATAATAATCAGTAACAACGCTAATTCCTGTACAATTTTTGCAATCTAAATCAGCTTTTAAACTTTCACTAACCTCATCAGTAGTATTTTCTTTTACAGAGTATCCACCAGGTCTATCCATAAGTTGACCAATTAACCCTCCAGTTTTATTTTCTAAACCAGATGCAGATTTTGTGGCTCTATTTTGTGGCACGGTAATGTATTGACTTGGGTTGTCAGGATTTACGATTGTGTAGGGGACTTGTGTGAGTGTTTGTTTTCTAAATTGCCATTTAAGAGGTCTTGCAGAACCTTGTCTGTAAACAGCAATGTTGGTTAAGTCATTGTTTGTTAAAGGGCGAATATTTCCAGCGGTTATGCCAACGGGATTACTATACAATCCAGTTCCTTTCCATGTTCTATATGGGGCTGTAAATGGAGCCGTTAATGAATTGTTATAAGAATGCATTCCTTGTGGGTAAAATGCGGTTGCCATATATTATAAATAAAGAAGAAAATAAAAGTGTTTATATATATTAATGTTGACAAGAGTCTTGATTATATTTTTTACAATTTTAATACTATATCAAGCATTTTTAGCTAATAGTTCCAGACTATTTAAAAGGGAAGGCATTGAGAATGCTGGTGACGCTTCTGATAATTCAAATTGTTCTTCATCAGTTTTAGCTTATAAAAATTCTGGGGCAATTCAAGTTTTACAAGATCAAGTAACTAAGTTAATGGGGCTAGATAAAGAAGTTCAAGATATTAGTGGAAATGTAGTTGCTTTAAATCAACAAGTTACTAGTTTAGTAAATCAACAAGCTCAAGCCGCAACACAATTAGCAGGAAATAAACCAGTTGTGACCAGTGGGTTATCTAGTGCACCTTAAATTAAGTACATCACATTGGTAACCCTTTTAATTGTTTTAAATTATAAAAATATTTATATTGTTATAAATTATATGTCAACCATATTTCAAAAAGTATTATCAAATGTATCTGATGTAGAACAAAACTTTTTAGGCCCAGATTATCCATATTGGAAAAATATAAAAAATCCAAAAGCAATTGGTATGTCAGATCAGGGAAGTTTATCTGCAATGGGTAGAAATATTGATGGATTAATACAATATGTGCAAGTTTTAGTAACAGGTGGTGGCGCGTCAACAACTGGTGGTCCTTTAGGAAATAAGTTTTTCATGCAAGCTGGTGGAAAATGCAAAGATAAAAAAACAGGAAAGGAAGTTGACAGATTTATTTATATTAATAATATTCCCTCGGGAAATATACCATTTGTATCATCTGGTTTAGATACAAATTTTTCGGATTTTAAGGGTTTAATTCCAGGAACCATGGGAAATTTAAATGCATTAAATCCGTTTGCTATTATGCAATCTTTTACGTCTGGTTCCACGCCAGAATGTCAAGAGATTACGATGCAAGTTGTTGGACCAACTCCGCCAAATAGTGGTCCTGCATTGGGACCCAATGGAGTTGGAACTCAAACTCATTTTGTGACAACCGTTGATATTGGTAACATGGACCCGTGCAATTGGGGTAATGGTGGAACTAATCCAGTTTCTAATAAAAAATGCAACGAGTCATTTGAAAATATGAATCTAAATCCCGATACAATATTAGATTCACTTCCAGACGATCCAATTGTCCAATTATACTTTGCTTGTTTAGGATTTCTAGGTATTTACATTTTATACTGCATTATGATGAAACACCGAAAATAATATGCAAAACTGGATTAAAGATAAACTATGTAAATATATAAAGATGAGAACTACTTTATATATTTTTTTGTTTTTTATAACTGTACATTCAAGTACTATAAACAGAATATTTAAGTATAATGCAAATTACACAATAAATGGCAGTAGTAAAGAACCAATAGTATCTTGCGAAAGTAAAGCTAAAACAAGTGGTAGTAAAAATAAACCATCACTTATATCTGAAATTATTCAAAATATGCTTTATTTGCTATAATTAAATTTAACACTTTTTCTTGCGTCTTCTGCTTCCACCTACAGAACCATATTGATTCCAGTTCTCGTCAAAGTCGGCAACTTGACCACCTCTGCGCTTTCTGCGGCTTCCTCCCATTGCATTTATACATGCGGGAACGCTTTTAAATGAACCATCGTATCCTGGCATATGGTTTCCACCTCGGCGCTTTCTGCGTCCGCCAAGAGCGTAAGGTTGGACGGGGGGGTTAGGAGTTACAGCACCAGGAAATACCTTAGTAAAAGCCCAGGAAAACCCCTCCTTTGTCTTATTAAGAGCATTTGTCGCACCAGAACCAATGTTTCCTAAAATATTACCAGAAGTTGTTGTTGCGGAAGTGGGAGCGGGAGCGGGAGCTTGACCTGCTCGTCTTCTTCTAGATTTGCCACCAATTTTCATTGAGCCTTCATTTCCACCGCCACCGCGGCGACTTCTATTTCTTCTTGTTTTTGCCATTTATATTATAATACAAGAAATTATAATATAATTACACCATAAAAAATACCTAAATGTGCGTTAAGAGGGAATCGAACCCCCAGTTCAACCTTGGAAGGGTTGTGTGTTACCACTACACTATTAACGCAATAAGCGCGAGTTATAACTCACGCTCAATATAAATAGCGCAATGTTTTTATATTAGTTTTTAAATTAATGATTTTCCTATTTACTAATTTAAAAAAGCATTTTGTATAATTGAAATGCTGCTAAACCACCAGCAACTTCCACCACAATATAAGGGACAACATCACTTGCCGATAATTTTCCAGCGGCTAAAAGTGAAAGGGTAACCGCGGGATTAAATGCACCACCTGAAACTGCACCACCTAATAAAACCGCCAACGCTAAAGCCGCTCCAATGGCTAAATAATTTCCTGTGGCCAAAATAACAAACACTAATAAAAGTGTTCCTAAAAACTCAACAAGATACTTGTTCATTTATATATTTATATAATACTTTTTTTTAATAAGTTTGTGACACTAAAGCCCCCCATGGGCACGCACCTCCACTACAAAGACTTGTATTAAATATTGAACCCTTTTTAGCTGGAGCAACACAACCACCAGACCTAACCATTCTTAACGCAGTCTTAACATCATTTCTATCATAACTCTTGTATGATAATGGTGCATTCGTAGGCAAACCTTGTTTTAAAGAACTTTTACCAACAGCTGCACTCTTCTTAGCCGCCATATACATTGATGATGACGCTGGAGCTACATATTTTGTAGACTGAGAGACTACAAAACTCTTTTGCAAGTCTGCTGAATAAACAGTTGTTGGTCTTAAAAACGAAAAACTTTGAGTTCCTCTTCCAAAATTGTATTGAGTTGTATTAGTTCTTCTGTATTGAGCCCTAGCTTGAGAGAAAGTGCTGGCACCATCAGAAGGATAAAATTGTGGAGGATTAGGATGAACTCCTGTTAAAACACCAAGTTGATTTTGAATAGTTGTGTTAGGAGTTCTATTCGTGCTTAATGGACCAGTAACAGGAGCGCTCGCATAACCACCACTCATATAAGGAATGTTTGTATATTGATGATACGCAATTGTTGTCATATACTATAACTATGGAAAAGAAAATTGTACTCTTATCTTCTTTTTGTCTTTCTGTTTGATTTTTTGTTATTATGTCTCTTCTTTGTTTTCCCACCAAACAATTTATTGTTCTTAAATGTAACTTGTTCATCCTTTAAAATTTGTTTAATTTTATCAACATTTTCAATTGTATCAGATGAAATTTTTTTAGCTACCGCAGTTAGCTTATCAATTGTTACTTTATATTTATCTCCAGCATTCTTTTTTAATTGAATAACTTTTTCTCTCATTCTACTTAATAATTCTCCAACTGTTCCCGTAAATCCATTTATAGTTATCATTTGTTGCATTATTGGCACTTCTTTTCTCTCTTCTCTTTCAGAAATAGGCAGTGCGGGAGAAGAAACTCCTGCTGCTTCAACGTCTTGTTCTAACGCTTTCTTTTGGTCTTGCTCTTTCTCTTTCTCTTGCATTTGCTCTTTCTCTTGTTTTGCAAGTTGTTCATCTATTTCATTCTCAATCACCTTTTTTTCTTCTTCCGCAATTTCTTTGATTTGAGATAAATCACAGTCTCCATTAGCCTCAATACGAGCAACTTCTCCTAATATAAAATTGTTGTTTGTTTTAATTTGCGCTAAAGAGTTAATTATCTCTCCACCCCTTTTACTTCTTTTCACAGTTCTCTTCTTTAAATTTCTTTTTTTCAAAGATTTCATCATTTATAACTATAAAATAACTTGATATAATTATAAAAAACAGGGGTTTTTAATCAGGACCTTAATAACGTCTGATAGCTCTAATCGCAGATTGAGCTCCCGAATAGTTGTTTCCACCATATGACGCGTCATTGTAATTCTTGTTAACCGCCTTTTGCTTGGCATATCTAATGTAATCTGAGCTGTCATATACATATTTCACATTGCATGAAGAAGGTTGAACTCCTGTTCCATCACAATTGTCTTGAATGTGACCAAAATGTCCTTTCAACCCAAACATACCAGGTCTGCTTTGAAATGTTTGGCAAGGTCCACCACATGAATAATATTTGCGGCTCAATAAATCTCCAGCATTGTTAATTGCACGAAATGGTGTGCAAATAGCCTTGTTATTATTTACGCTTCTTGCGTAGTTTGTATTCCAGGCTTGCTTAAGCGCAAAACGAGTGTCAACAAACTCAGTGTTATTATTTGTATTATATGTTGCCTGAGGAATAAATCCAGGAATTCCACCACCCAATGAAGATATTCTTCCAGGTAATATTAATGTTTTTCCGCCAGAAGCACTAATAGGATTTGTATAACCAACAGATGTCATTTTATAATATAGACATATAAAATATTTGCTAAATTAATAAATAATATAGTGATACTTTATATGACTAACACGAATATCTCTCAAGTCTTGGTTACTTTCATCGTTTTTATAACTCTTGATGCCATCTATTTAACTTCCATGAAAACATATTTTGATGGTCAAGTAAAAGCTATACAAGGAAGCCCCATTAAAATGAATTTATTGGCGGCAATATTATGTTATATTTCTCTCGTCTTTGGGATTTATTATTTTATTATTAGAGAGAAAAAATCATTAGTTGACGCCTTTTTATTAGGTCTTGTTATTTATACCGTTTATGAATTTACAACTTGGGCGTTGTTTAAAAACTGGAAAGTTTTAACGGTGATTATGGATTCTCTCTGGGGTGCCACGTTATTTACTTTAACAACAGCAATTGTCTATTTTATTTATGGTAAATAAGATAAGACACAAAGTATAAAGATAGTATTTAAAAAATAATATTGAGATTGAAATTATATCTTGCTGAATGAGACGCAAACAAACAAGAAAATATTATGATTAAGCTATCTCCTAAAATGGCATAACCTCACCAACATATTTCTTAAATGTATAAACTATTTCATTGTTTCGTTTCGGAAGTAGAGAGAAAAAGTTATAGAATAATATAATAAAAACATATTATATATGGCCTCGGTTGTCTTTACTATCGGACGCATGAATCCTCCCACTCCAGGACACATGTTATTAATTGAAAAACTTATTTATCGTGCTGCATCTCTAGATCAAACAAAAATAGGAATAATATTATCGCATTCACAAGATCTTCCAAAAAACCCATTTACTTGTGAAGAAAAAAGAAAATTACTATTGTCTGGAATGATTCAAGCATTAAAGGAACAAATGAAATTAAAAGCATCAACTTATAATCCACCAATTTCTCCAGATAGCATAGATAGAATTGAACCTATTATTATTTGCATGAATGACCCAACACCCCCTGAATTTGGTGGACACCCTATAATAAAATCAATAACTACACTTCTATCAAATTACGGTTATCCTGAAAATCCCATTGAAAATGCAATTTTAATTATTGGCGAAGACCGTGCACTCAGCTATAACTGGGTTGTTAAAAATTTGGCAGAAAGAAAACCACCAATCCACACTGATTTAGAATCACTGCCTAGACCGCCTGGAGCTATTTCTGCAACAGAAATAAGAGGATATGCTATGTCTGGAGACTGGGATAATTTTTTAGCAAGAATGAGTTCAACTGGTCTTTCTCCCGATGCGTTGAGAGAAGTTTTTGACCAATTGCACGAAATGCTAACAGCTCCTGCACCTGT